ACCTGGACCGTGTATCACACATGATAGTTAATATGTGGATGGACGGGCCAAATGGTTACGGTAAACTGAAAATTTTACCAACCCCTATGGGACAACTAATCAAGACAATGCTGGAAAGCGGAGTTAAGTTAGGTGTTTCAAGTCGCGGATCCGGAAACGTCAGAGATGACGGATCCGGTGAAGTATCGGATTTTGAGATCATCACAGTAGATATGGTGGCTCAACCTAGTGCTCCTGGAGCATATCCTACACCAATTTATGAAGCCTTGATGAATAATCGTGGCGGATTCAATGCCTTACGCATAGCGCAAGAGGTGAAAGGCGATCCTAAAGCACAGAAATATCTCAAAGAGAGCTTATTGTCAATAATAAGCAAACTCCAATAAAAGGAGAATCACATGTTGGAAGCACTTAAAAGTTTATTTGAAAACAACGTGATTTCTGAAGAGATCCAAGCTGAACTTGAAAAGGCTTTCGAGACTCGTTTATCCGAATCTCGTCAAGTACTGACTCAAGAACTACGCGAAGAATTTTCCAAAAAATACGAACATGACAAACAAGTGATGATTGAAGCTGTGGACACAATGATCAGCGAACAATTAGCACAAGAAATTGTTGAATTTACAGAAGATCGTAATCAACTTGCAGAAATGAAAGTCAAGTACGCTACTAAGATGAAACAAGACGCTGACACAATGAAGGAATTCGTTACACGTCAGTTGGCTAGTGAAGTATTAGAGCTACACGAAGATCAGAAAGTAATGGCAAGTAAATTTGGAATGTTAGAAACTTTCGTAGTGGAAGCATTGGCTCGTGAAATTACAGAATTTTACAAAGACAAGCAGGACCTTGCTGAGACCAAGGTACGTTTAGTCCGTGAAGGACGTGAACAACTTGCAAAAGTTAAGGAACAGTTTGTACAAAGAGCGGCACAGATGGTCGACACATTGGTAACAGAAGGTCTAGCGACTGAACTTACCAGTTTGAAAGAAGACATCGAATCAGCTCGTCGTTCAGACTTTGGTCGTAAGATGTTTGAGGCTTTTGCTTCAGAATATCAAACCAGTTACCTAAATGAAAAATCAGAAACTGCAAAATTGCTCAAAGTCATAGACTTGAAAACAGCTGAATTATCTGAAGCGCAAGCTCATGTAATCATGGCACAAAAAGTAATAGAAAGCAAAAAAGCAGAGTCGCACAAGCTTCAAGAGAGCATTGAGCGTCAAAAAATCATGACAGAATTGCTAGCGCCACTTAACGGTGAACAAAAAGTAATTATGAGTGAATTAATGGAGAGCGTGAGAACAGCAAAGCTAGTCGATAGTTTTGACAAGTACCTACCAGCTGTTATAGCAGGTAAAGCTCCACAAAAACAAAAACAGGCACTAACTGAGGCAAAAGAAATCACAGGAAACAAAGTTTCCAACACCAATCGTAGCAGTGAGAGCGAGAACAATAACATTATTGATATCCGCCGTCTTGCTGGACTAAAAATTTAAGGAGAATTTAAATGTCAGAACTACTAAACGGACGTTGGGCAGAAACTAAGGAAGCACTTTTAGAAGGCCTAAACGGCACTAAAAAATCAGTAATGTCGGTTACACTAGAAAATACTCGCAAGTATTTGATGGAATCCCCAACAGCTGGTGCTACCTCTGCCGGTAACGTTGCCACACTAAATCGCGTAATCCTTCCAGTGATTCGCCGCGTTATGCCTACAGTCATTGCTAATGAACTAGTTGGCGTACAACCAATGACTGGTCCAGTTGGACAGATCCACACATTGCGTGTGCGTTATGCAGATTCTTCAACCGCAACAGCGGCTGGCGAAGAGGCATTAAGCCCATTCAAGATTGCTGAAGCTTATTCAGGCAATGACTCTGCTACAGCTAAAGGTGCTTCAACAGCAACTTTAGAAGGTCAAGCTGGTAAGCGCATGTCAATTCAAATCTTGAAGCAAACTGTTGAAGCAAAGACTCGTAAGTTATCAGCTCGCTGGACTTTCGAAGCCGCGCAAGATGCACAAGCTCAACAAGGTATTGACGTAGAAGCTGAAATTATGGCCGCTTTAGCACAAGAAATTACTGCTGAAATTGACCAAGAAGTTATTGGCTCATTGATTAATTTAGCTG